GCATATAGTCCTTAGGCGCGCCGAGGCATTGGAGCTACTACAATGGATCAGGTGGCAGCTATCGTATCAGAAGAACCTTCTTCCCCATTCATCAGAGGAACTAATATCCAGTACGCTTGGGACTCAACTTCCTTCGGATGGCTGAAAGAGTGCCCGCGCAAGTACCAGCTAATGATGATCGAGGGCTGGGACTCCAGGCAACATGCTCTGGAGCTTCAGTTCGGCATCTGGTATGGGGCAGCGCTTGAGCACTACGATCGGCTCAGAGCCACAGGCGCTGAATACGAGCGCGCGCTCTTAGATACTCTCAACTGGCTCCTAGCCGAGACCTATGGCTGGCCAGGCTGGGACCCACCGGATTCCAACAGAAACCGACAAACGCTTGTTCGCTCGGTGATCTGGTACCTCGAAGAGTTCCGTCTCGATCCATTCGATACCTATATCCTGGCTGATGGAAAGCCTGCGGTGGAGCTGAGCTTCCGTTTTGAGTTAGACTATGGGCCAGCCTCGCAGTCTCGTTCGCAGCCCTATATCCTCTGCGGCCACCTCGACCGCGTAGTCAACTTCGCCGGAGGCCTCTATGTTACTGACCGAAAGACTACGAAACATACAATCTCTTCAGAATACTTTGCTCGATACGACCTTGATAACCAAATGTCCCTCTACACAATTGCTGCAAATGTTGTGTTTCATGCTCCAGTCAAAGGCGTGGTTATCGACGGAGCCCAAATCGCGGTTGGATTTACTCGCTTCGCAAGAGGCCTTACTTACCGAACTCCAGCGCAGACTGATGAATGGCTCCATGACACCAAGCTCTATTTACATCAAGCGGAGGAGTACGCGAACGCGAACTACTGGCCGATGAATGAGAAGTCCTGCTTCCTATGCATCTTTAAGCGGGTCTGCTCCAAGGACCCGGCCGTTAGAAACACTATGCTCGAGAGCGACTTTGTGCGGCGTAAATGGAACCCCCTCCAAGTCAGGTAAGCACACTATGTCAGAAACTCATCGCGAGTACGGTGAATTGTACTATCATTCTAGTGCTATCAGTGCCCTTCTCGGAGTGGTGGCCGAGCTACTGGAAGCTGATAAGCGTCGCTCTGTGCATGCTCTATCACATAGCATTCCGACAACGATGCCCTGGCCTTATCTTAGCACGAGCGTACAATCGGCAGCCGACGACCGTTCTGTATTTAAGTCTCTACAGCTTAGGATATTCAACACTGCTTTATTCGGTGATCGTGCCCTTCGACTTGCTGCTATTATACGGAACGGTCCAAGCCCTCAGTGTCCGGTTGACTGGGAATACACTGCCGGGCTGGCTAACGAACAGCCGAACGATGAGGGAGCCCTATGACCGAAGTCATCTCCTACGACGTGTGGATCGGCAACTTCCCAATAATCGAGATCGCGGGGAACGCAATTACTATCAACCTTGGCTCCAACGTCCATATCACTATGCATTGCGCCACCGCAGTCGCCGTGCAGACTGGCGACCTGCTCCCTCTTTTCACAAGGATTCCCCTCGATGCCAACGCTCGACTCTCTTACATCCTCTCCGGTGGTCAAGCTCCTTCTGATCGGTGACTCAGGCACAGGGAAAACAGGCAGTGTCGCGGCGCTCGTCAAAGAAAACTACATTATACGAGTGCTGGATATGGACGCAGGGTGGGAAAGCCTCGCCGCGGCGGTTAGACGGACCTGCCCTGATAAACTTAATACTGTCGAAGTACAATCATTTAGAGATAGGTATAAGTCCAGCCCCGCAGGGCCAATCTTTGATGGAATGCCGGACGCTTTCGTTAAAGCTATCGGCCTTCTCGACAAGTGGGGAGACCTTGGTCCACCTAAAGACTGGGGGCCTAATACAGTCCTCATCGTTGATAGCCTTACTTTCTTCTCTGACGCCGCCTTTAACTGGGCAAAGTCAATGAACCCCAATGCTAAGGATCAGAGGCAAATCTATGGAGCCGCTCAAGACGCCGTGGAACACGTACTTGCTCTCCTTACAGGTGCAAGTTTCAACACCAACGTCATCGTTACTAGCCACATCAAATTTATTGATCTCCCAGATGGAACTAAGCGAGGCTATCCAACCGCTGTTGGCCAAGCTCTTTCCCCGACAATCCCTCGTTATTTCAATAGCGTCGCTCAGTGTCAAACTATACCCGGAGGAAAGCGAACCATTCAAACCCTCTCAACCGCCCTCATCGACCTGAAAAACCCCGCCAGCTTCGAGATGCCGTCGATGTTGCCAATCGAAACTGGTCTCGCAACTTTCTTCAAGACTGTGAAAGGAGGCAAGTAATGAATGACGCGCGCAGAAAGACCCTAGCTAAAGCCCTTGATGCTCTTGAAAACGCTAAAGGCGATCTAGAGGGTATTAAAGACGAAGAGCAAGAATCCTTCGACAACATGCCAGAAGGGCTCCAAGGTGGAGAGAAAGGAGAGAAAGCTCAAGAAGTCATCGACAATCTTGATACCGCGATAGCCTCCTTGGAGGACGCTATAGCAAATGTGAACTCGAGCATGGAGAGCTGAAATGAGCGCATTTTCTGATGCACTAAACAAGCGAACTGAAGACGTTAAGGCCCCGCCAGTCCTTCCACAGGGCGCCTACATCGCTATGGTGGACGGGCTCCCCGAGGAAGTCATCTCAAAAAACGGCACCTCCGGCGGCAACTTCAAGTTCAAGGTCCTCAAAGACTTTGCCGTAACTGATCAAGACACTCTTGCTGTAGCTGGTGGCGCGGCCGGCAAGATCATGTTCCATACCTTCTGGATTTCTGAGGACCCACAGAAGCGGGGCACCTCAGAGTATATGTTCAAGCGTTTTCTTACTGACCATCTTGGCTGTGATGGAGGCAATCTCAAGTCGATGGTGGACAGTAGCCCTGGGAAGACAGTGCTGATCAACGTGACTCATGACGTTACTCCTGACGGGAGAATTAGGGCCCAGATTGGGAGCTTTGGTAAGACGCCAGTGTAATTGTGTACATGTAAAACGGTTTACTTGTATACCGAAGAGGAGAAGCGCTATGGACCCTAATAGAAAAGGCGATATAAATGAATATGCTGCAGTCCATGCGCTTCTTCTTAAAGGGTTTGAGGTTTTTAAAAATATCTGTAGCACTGGTCCAATAGATTTAGTAGCCTATAATCCAGAAACAGGTGAGACTATCTTTATAGATGTTAAGGATCGAGCAAGAAAAACCGAAATTCACTTAAACGGCATAAAGTTGCACCATATGCATTTAGAGAATAACTTATTTCAGTTAGTAGAAGCAAGGCATACGATTAAGCAAACTTCTGAACAAGATGAAAATCTCAGAAGATTTATGGAGAGCCGCAAATGACCTCTGGTGAGTTCCACTCCATTCCTGTAGGCTCTATCGTCGTTGATCGAGCTAATCGCCATCGAAAGGAGATCAAGAATGTTGACGAACTTGCCACTAGCATTAATAATGTTGGCCTTATTCATCCTATCGTTATCACTCGTGAGCAATCTCTTGTGGCCGGGGAGAGGCGCCTCGCTGCGATTACTCAGCTTGGCTGGACTCATGTGCCTTGTCAGTATACTGATGAGCTTAGTCCGAAGCAGCTGAAGAAAATTGAACTTGAAGAAAACGTAAAGAGAGCAGATCTTACCTGGCAAGAAAGATGCGCCGCGACTTTAGAGTGGCATGAGATTTCCACTGTGGACGATCCAAAGTGGACTCAGGATAAGACCGCTAAAGAGCTTGGTCTAACTAGAGAGTATACTAACGACGTGCTTAAGGTAGCCCGATCGACTAATCCTCTAGTTAAAATCGCTGATAAATTCTCGACCGCGAAAGGAATAATAGTTAGAGAAAACGAGCGCCAAATTGAGGCCGCGAACCTCGCGACTCTCAAGATCAAGCCCAACGAGATGCATCGCATCCTCAATACAGACTTCACTGAGTGGGCTCCCTCTTACGAGGGCCCAAAGTTCAATCTTATCCACTGCGACTTCCCTTATGGCATCAATGCTGATAAGTTCAACCAGGGAGCTGCGGACACTCATGGTGGCTATACTGATACCTTTGAGACTTATCAGCGACTTATACTCTGTCTCCGCACTCATGGTGATCGTTTTATTAGTGAGTCTGCTCATCTTATTTTCTGGTTTAGTATGCAGCATTATTCTTATACTCTCAGCGCGCTTACGGCAGAAGGTTGGGCCGTCGATCCCTACCCACTCATCTGGTATCGATCAGACAATTCCGGTATTCTGCCTGACCCAAATCGAGGCCCCCGAAGGGTATATGAAACTGCATTCTTCGGCCATCGTGGAGACAGGAAAATCGTCCGAGCAGTCAGTAACGTCTGTGCCGCCGCCTCCGAGAAGTCCGACCACATGAGCATTAAACCATTCGAAATGCTCACTCACTTCTTTCGTATGGTAGTGGATGAGCATACTACACTTTTGGACCCAACGTGTGGCTCCGGGAGTGCTATCCGCGCCGCCAAAGCCCTCAGGGCTAAACTCACACTAGGATTGGAGATCAACGATGAGTTCGCAAGACGCGCCAACCTCGCCCTTTCCATTGCCTCGAGAAGTCAAGACGCCGCAGAGAAACTTGCCTGAGCACTTCGCGGAGAAACTCATGGCCCAAGTAACTGAGCACCCACTCGACAGGATCGCGGACCAGATCACGAACCTTCGATACTCTGAGATGATGGAGTTTGGCAACGGGCTTGTAGACCTAGTAAAGAAAGATGATGAGATCAAAGGCTTCACAACTCCTGAGGCCTACGCGGCGCTTCTTCACTCCTGGGCTGTCGGGCGGCATGC